CCTTAGCAAATAATATAATATTTGTTTCTAAGATGTTTCCTGTTGCAGGCGGTATTGTTGGAGGCAGCGGTATGTTTGATATAAAATATCAAATGATGCTAAATAATATTCATGATTTAATGAACTTTGCCGGCGACCTAGCATACTATGAGCAAATGCAGCAGTATCTTTCAACATTAGACATGAAATTAAATGGTACGCCTCAAGTTCAGTTTTCGCGTAGACAAAATAGACTTTATATATTTGGTGATTTTATTGATGGTGATATCCAAGCAGGTGATTATATTGTAGCTGAAGTTTATACTGAAGTAAGCGATGTTGATCATACTTCTATATTTAATGATATGTTTGTAAAGGAATACACAACTGCACTAATAAAACAACAATGGGGCCAAAATTTAATTAAGTTTGAAGGAATGCAATTACCTGGAGGCGTTATTTTAAATGGAAGACAAATTTATGATGATGCTACTGCAGAAATAGCGACTCTTAGAGAAAACATAAGATTAGAACACGAATTTCCACCTGATTTCTTTGTAGGATAATATGGCAACAAATTTATACTTTAATCAAAAAGTAAGATCAGAGCAGAACCTCTATGAAGATATAGTTATTGAGGCGTTAAAAGCTTATGGCCAAGATGTATTTTATTTACCACGTGATATAGTAAATGAAGATGAGATATTTGGTGATGATCCTGTATCGAGTTTTAATTCTTCTCATATACTTGAAATGTATATTGAGAACACAGAAGGATTTGAAGGCGAAGGAGATCTTTTTACAAGGTTCGGCGTAGAAATACGTGATGAAGCTACGTTCGTAGTGTCAAGAAGAAGATGGGCAGCTACTGTACAAAGATACGATAATGAAATTAAAACACAAAGACCAGCTGAAGGCGATTTAATATATCTTCCTCTAAGTAAATCTTTTTTTCAAATAACACATGTAGAACATGAACAACCATTTTATCAATTAAGTAACTTGCCAGTATACAAAATGAGATGTCAGTTATTCGAATATACTGGCGAAGATATGGATACGGGTGTAGATGCTTTAGATAGCCTTGAAATTAAATACGCGTATAGGTATATCTTATCGCTAACTAATAAAACAGGTGATCCTTTTAAAGTTGGTGAAACAATTACTTCAGCAAGCGGCGGCACCACGATGAGAGGCGAAGTTGCTAAGTATTCTGATTCAGATAGTAAACTTCATATTATCCATGCAGGTGCTGATGATGGCAAATACCACACCTTTGCTACAGCAGCAACTGTAGCTGGTTTAACAACAGGTGCAGGTGGCGTAATATCGTTAGTAGTAGAAGATAATCAATTATCAGAGAACGAGCAAAATGCAGATTTTTCAACAGGTGCAGACTTCATTGACTTTAGTGAATCTAATCCATTCGGCGATGTGAGTAATAACTAATGTTTGGCTCACACTTCTATCATGCAAAAACTAAAAAGGCTGTGGCGCTGTTCGGCAGACTTTTTAATAATATATATGTTATCAGACAAAATTCATCTGGGGCTGTAATCAGTCAACTTAGAGTTCCATTATCGTATGCACCTAAACAAAAGTATCTTGAAAGAATAAGAGAAAATCCTAATTTAACAGAAGACACACAAGTTGCAATTAAGTTACCAAGAATGTCTTTTGAGATTACGTCTATAGCATATGATGCGCAAAGGCAATTAGCTAAAGTTGGAAATTTTACTACAAATTCTTCTACTGGTGAAAATTCTAAAAGACAACGTTTTTTTAATCCAGTTCCTTATTCAATAAATTTTCAATTAAATGCATATGCTAAATCACAAGATGACGCATTACAAATTGTAGAACAAATACTTCCTACATTTAATCCACAATATGCAATGACAATAAAACCGTTTTCAACAGAATATCCTGATTTTAAAGAAGACATACAAGTTATTATTCAAGGCGTTTCTTTTTCAGATGATTTTGAAGGAGCAATGGAACAAAGAAGAACAATAATTTATACTTTGGATTTCGAAATGAAATTAAGTTTTCATGGTCCAATAACAGATACTAGTATTATAAGAGATGCTAGAGCAAAGGTATTTGATATCGGAGCTGGTTTAAATGATTCAGATATAGGATTAGAAACTATAGTAGTAACGCCTAATCCTTCAAATATTATTGGCCTCGAAGATAGTGACTTTGGATTTTCAACAACAATTTTAGATAGTGCGAGTTAAATATGTATGAATATAGATGTAAGGTAGTAAAGATTATCGATGGCGATACAGTCGATGTTGATATTGATTTAGGATTTGGTGTGTGGTTAAAGAAAGAGCGTATAAGACTATATGCAATAGATACTCCAGAATCTAGGACAAGAGATCTTGAAGAAAAAAAATATGGATTAGCTGCTAAGAAATTTTTAACAGGAATGTTAGATGACGAAGGTGGCATAACACTTAAGACACAAAAAGATGCTGAAGGTAAATTTGGCAGAATTTTAGGTGAATTGTGGAGAACAACAAATTATGCAGATCAATCTATTAATGATTATATGGTAGAAAAACATCATGCAGTAAGATACTATGGTCAATCTAAAGATGACATTGAACATGAACACATTAAAAATCGTGAGTTAGTTACATTAAATGAGTGATAAAAAAGATATGGAAAAATTCTTTCCTCCAGAAGAAAAGAATATCGATAATGATTACAAATATTCAAGAGACACATATTATGAGCTCGTGGAAAAAGGTAAACAGAGTTTAGAGTTAATGATTGAGGTCGCACGAGAAAGTGAACACCCTCGAGCGTTTGAAGTATTATCAGGAATGATTAAAAATATTTCAGATGTAAATGATAGACTTATGGATCTTAATAAAAAGAAAAAAGAAATAGATAAAAAAGATGATATTAAAAAAGTTGCAAACACAACTAATAATCTTTTTGTTGGTTCCACCACTGAGCTTCAAAAGCTACTAAAGAATGAATCGGAAATAGTGAATGTCACTCCAAAACCGGAATGAAAACTATCTAGGCAATCCTAATATAAAAAAAGACGGTATTACTTCTAATTTTACACAAGAAGAAGTACTTGAATATGCTAAGTGCATGAAAGATCCTGTATATTTTGTAGAAAAATATGCAAAGATTATTTCATTAGATAGAGGTTTAGTGCCATTTGAATTATATCCTTATCAAAAGAATATGTTTAAACAATTTGAAAGTCATCGATTTAATATTGTATTAGCATGTAGACAATCTGGAAAATCTATATCAGCTTGTGGTTATTTGCTATGGTTTGCATTATTTCAATCAGAAAAATCAATAGCGGTTTTAGCTAACAAAGGTGCTACTGCTCGAGAAATGCTAGCAAGAATAACTATTATGCTTGAAAACATTCCATTCTTTTTACAGCCAGGATGCAAAGCTCTTAATAAATCAAATATAGACTTTAGTAATAATAGTAGAATTATTGCAGCAGCTACTACAGGATCTTCTATTCGTGGTCTTTCTATAAACTTATTGTATCTAGATGAGTTTGCATTTGTTGAGCGCGCAGCAGAGTTTTATACATCAACATATCCAGTTGTATCTTCTGGTGGTGATACGAAAATCATAGTAACATCTACAGCAAATGGTATTGGTAATACATTTCATAAAATATGGGAAGGATCAATACAAGGCGTTAATGAATATAAAAATTTTAGAGTTGATTGGCATGACGTTCCTGGGCGTGATGAGAAGTGGAAAGAAGAAACAATAAACAATACATCTCAAATACAATTTGATCAAGAGTTTGGTAATACATTTTTTGGAACTGGTAATACATTAGTGAATGCCCAAACATTATTAAATTTAAGAGCTAAGCCGGCAAAAAGATATTTAGAAGGTGGAGACTGTTTAGTTTATAAAGAACCTATTAAAGGTCATGAGTATCTTTTAGTTGCCGATGTATCAAAGGGAAGAGGACAGGACTATTCTTCTTTTAGTCTGATCGATATTAACGTTCGCCCCTTTGAGCAAGTGGTTGTGTATCGCAATAATACTATCTCGCCATTACTCTTCCCTAATATTATATATAAGTATGCGAATGTCTACAACCAAGCTTATTGTATTATTGAATCAAATGATCAAGGGTCTGTTGTTTGTAATGGTTTATATTATGATTTAGAATATGAAAACGTTCATGTTGAATCTGCAGTTAAAGCTAATGCTGTTGGCGTAGATATAAATAGAAAGTCTAAAAGACTTGGATGTAGTGCATTAAAAGACTTACTGGAAAATAATAAGTTAACAGTTGTAGATGAACAAACAATATTAGAAATATCAACGTTTGAAGCAAAAGGACAAACCTACCAAGCTGCAGTTGGTAATCATGACGATTTAGTTATGAATTTAGTAATGTTTGGTTATTTTGTATCTTCATCTTACTTTTCTAATTTAACTGATATCAATATTAAAGATATGATATTTAAACAAAAATTAAAAGAAATTGAAGACGATATAGTACCTTTTGGATTTATTAATGATGGTAATGAACAAGTTAAAAGAATTGAACCAGATGAAGAACACCCATGGGCTATTGAATACGATAGAAACCTGTAATATTATAAATAATGGTAATAACTATTGAATATTCGTATAATGGTAATCGCATAAAAAAAGGAAAATAAGATGGCACTATCTACACCCTCCGAATCACCTGCGGTTGTTGTCAAAGAAATAGATCTGACTGGTGGCGTGCCTAATGTCCAGTCAACTACAGGCGCAACTGTAATAAATTCACTATGGGGTCCAGTCGAACAAAGAGTCAAACTTAGCTCAGAACAACAGCTAGTCGATGTCTTTGGCGCACCAGATTCCGCAACAACGTTTTCATTTCATAGAGCTAATTTCTTTTTGAAGTATTCTAACTCACTTCAAACTGTAAGAGTAATTGATTCTGTTGCTAAGAACGCAGTATCAACTACAGGCCAAACAGCCGCGGCAACAGCTGCTGGATTGCCAACAGAAGTTGTAAAAAATGAAACAAATTTTAACTCTCAGTTATCTGCATTAGATTCAGATAAACATACTTTTATAGCTAAATATCCAGGATCACTTGGAAATAGTTTACAAGTATCAATTTGCCCGTATTCTGTAGGTGATTCAGCCTTTGAAAATTGGGCATATAAAAATGAATTTGATGATGCACCAGGAACTTCTAATTTTGCTAGTAAAATAAACGCTCTTAACGATGAAGTGCACGTAGCTATCATTGATAAAGGTGGTAAAATTACTGGTACTCAAGGAACATTATTAGAAAGATATTCATTTTTGTCTTTAGGTAATAACGCAAAAAACCCTGATGGAACTACTAATTATGTAAAAGATATTATTAATAACACATCAAAGTATGTTTGGCAAATTGATTTTGATTCTGATTTTTCAAATACATTAGGAAGTAAAGCTGCAGCTGGTTCTGCAATCGACAGCGGCGATAATTTTGTAAAAACAACTGGAGTACTTAATACAGACATCGATTATAATTTCGGTGGCGGTGTTGATGTTGATGTATTTTCAACTTCTGACATTCTGTCAGGTTATGATCTCTTTGAAGACAAAGACCAAGTTGAAATAGATTTTATATTTTGCCCTGGTATGACTTCTAGAACAGATCAAACTACAGTAATAAATGATTTAGTAACTACTGCTCAATCATTAAGAAAAGACTGTGTTGTTGTTGCTTCACCAGCAAGGAGCGATGTTCTTAATATAAACAGCACCAGTGACATAGTTACGAATATTGTAGCTACTGGAAATACATTTACTAAATCTTCATACTTGATTATGGATGGAAACTATCTTAAAGTGTATGATAAATTTAATGATCAATACATAGAGATACCAGCTAGTTCATCGACTGCTGGAATTATGGCTGCTACTGATTTAAATAGAGCTCCGTGGTTTTCACCAGCAGGTTCACGAAGAGGCCAATATCTTGGAATTACTTCAATTGCATTTTCACCTACCAAACCACAAAGAGATACTTTGTATAAAGCTGGCGTAAATCCAATTGCAAATATACCAGGAGCAGGCGTCATACTATTTGGTGATAAAACAAAACTTGCAAGGCCTTCAGCATTTGATAGAATCAATGTTAGAAGATTGTTCTTAGTATTAGAAAGAGCAATTGGAAGAGCCGCAGAACAAGTACTTTTTGAATTCAACGATGAATTTACAAGAGCTGAGTTTGTTAATATCGTCGAGCCAGTATTACGCGAAGTAAAAGGTAGACGCGGTATTACAGATTTCAGAGTAGTTGCAGATGCTACAAATAATACACCTGCAGTTATTGACAGAAATGAGTTTATCGCAAGTATCTTCATTAAGCCGGCCAGATCCATTAACTTTGTTACACTTAACTTTGTAGCAGTAAGAACTGGTGTCGACTTTGAAGAAGTCGTTGGCACAGTTTAGGAGGTAGAAAATGGCAGTATTAGGCGTAGATGATTTTAAATCAAAGCTAAGAGGCGGTGGGGCACGTCCTAACCTCTTCAAGGCTACAATAAACTTTCCAGGATATGCAAATGGTGATGCTGAATTGACTTCATTCTTATGTGAAACAGCTCAGTTACCAGGATCAACACTTGGCCAAATAGTTGTACCATTTCGTGGTAGACAATTGAAAATGGCTGGTGATAGAACATTTGATGTTTGGACAGTAACAATAATAAACGACACAGACTTTGCTATTAAAAATGCAATGGAAAGATGGATGAACGGTATGAATGCACACTCTGCAAATACTGGTCTTACAACTCCTGTTGCATATGAGGCAGATCTTTTTGTCGAACAACTTGATAGATCAGGCGATACTTTAAAAAAGTATACGTTTAGAGGATCATATCCTCAAGACATGTCTCCTATTGAGTTAAGTTATGCAAGTAACGATGAAATCGAAAGATTCACTGTAACTTTTGCATACCAGTATTACGATACTGACACTACAAGTTAAGATATAAATAGTAGGAGAGCAGTCTTTGCTCTCCTTACTATAAAGGAATTCTAAATGGCAGAAAATACAATTAAATTATTCGGTTTTGAGATAACAAGAGCTAAAGATAAAAAGACTCTTGCTTCACCTGTTCCGCCAAGAGACGATGATGGCTCTGGATACGTTACAGCAACATCTGCTGGAGCGCATTATGGTCATTACATTAATATGGACGGAGATGATTCAAAAGATAATGCACAACTTATATTGAAATATAGAGGTAGTGCTATGCATCCAGAAACTGATGCAGCGATTGAGGACATTATAAGCGAATCTATTACAGCAAATGGGGTGACTCCAGCTGTTTCAATTAATTTAGATAGTATACCAGTAAGCTCATCTATTAAAAAGCAAATCACTGAAGAATTTGAACACATATATAATATGTTAAATTTTAAAGAGCTCGGTCACGATATCTTTAGAAGATGGTACATTGACGGAAGATTATATCATCACTTAGTAGTTGATGAATCTAATTTAGCTGCAGGCATTCAAGAAATAAGATACATGGATGCTGCAAAGATGAGAAAAGTAAAGCAGGTTAAAAGCAAAAAAGATCCTCTTACTGGTGCAAAACTTATAGAAAAAGTAGATGAGTTTTATATTTTCCAAGAAAAACCTGGTTCTCAGAATGCAGGCGTAAAGATGACACTTGATTCAGTAAGTTATATTACTTCTGGATTGTTAGACGAAACACGTAAAAAAGTAGTTTCATTTTTGCATAAGGCGCTTAAGCCTATAACGCAATTAAGAATGATGGAAGACTCATTAGTAATTTATAGATTAGCTCGAGCTCCTGAAAGAAGAATGTTTTATATTGATGTAGGTAATTTGCCTCGTGGTAAAGCCGAACAATATATGAAAGATATAATGTCTAAGTATCGTAACAAATTAGTGTATGATGCAAAAACTGGTGAAATACGTGATGATCGTAAACACATGTCAATGCTCGAAGATTTTTGGTTACCTAGGAGAGAAGGTGGAAGAGGCACAGAGATATCAACTTTGCCTGGTGGAGAAAACTTAGGACAAATTGAAGATATTATATATTTTCAAAAAAGATTATATAGAGCACTTAATGTTCCAATGAATAGACTAGAACAAGAACAGCAGTTTTCATTAGGTAGAGCTACCGAAATAAGTAGAGACGAACTTAAGTTTCAAAAATTTATAGACAGATTAAGAAATAGATTTGCAAATATGTTCTATGATATTTTAAAGAAGCAATTAATAATAAAGAATATTATTACTGAAGATGATTGGAACACTTGGAAAAATAAGTTAACTATTGATTATTCTAGAGACAATCACTTTACTGAATTAAAAGAAGCGGAGCTATTAAGAGAGAAAATACAAAGTTTAGATCAGGTATCTCAATATGTTGGAGAATATTTTTCTAAACAATGGGTACAAAAGAATATTCTTTTAATGGATGATGATACTATTGAGAATATGGATAAAGAAATTGCTGCCATGCAGGCGCAAGAACCAGACAATGACCAAGGAGAAATATAATGGATAATGTCGAAAACGTTGAAAACGCAGAATTAGATGATAATAGAAATCATATTCAAGATTTAATAAAAGCTGCTTTGGACAAAGATTATAATAACGCTAATAAAACATTTGGTGAAGTCATGACTATTAAAATGTCTGACCTATTAGATCAAGAAAAAATTAAGATGGCTGATCAAGTTTATAATGGAGCTGAAGAGGAAGAAGAAGAAGATTTAGAGATTGATACGGAAGAGCTTGAAGAGCTTGAAAATGATGTAGAAGAATCAGAAGAAGATGACGATGAAGAAGAATCAGAAGATGAAAATTCGGTCTAAAACTAAAAACGTATAAATATAATTAACATGAAAACTTTTTTACAATTAAGAGAATTAGCAGGAAGAAAGCCTATAGGCAAAGTAGTCTTTGATAAAAAGATTAATCGCATACCTGTTAAAATTAATAATGAAAAAAATAAATTTGTTGTTTATATTGATGGCGATAGATTAGATGCTTATAATTCTCAGCGTGAAGCTGAGAAATCTGCATTGGAATTTATGAAACAATACAAAGGAATGAAGTAATGGAAATAAGACCTTTAGCTGCAAAAGTTACTGCAAACGGTAACTCCAATAAAACCACTGTAAGTAATGCCCAAACAGTTTACGTTTGTGCAACTGCAGATGATTTAATTACTAATGTTACAACTGCCGCTACAATGCAAGTACACGAAAACCAAGCTTTTGTATTACATAAAGCTGCAGGCGATGAAATACACGCAGCCACTACAACAACGCATTTTACTAAAATAGCATACCCAAGAGGTTAATATGAAATTAATATCAGAATATGCAGAAAATAAAATAGAATTTTTAATTACTGAAGATAAAAAGACTGGTAAAAAAAATTATGCTATTGAAGGTGTATTTGCGCAAGCAGAAACAAAGAATCGTAACGGACGTATATATCCAATGCCAGTGATGGAAAAAGCACTTGGTAAATATAATAACGATCAGGTTACTAAAGGCAGAGCAGTTGGAGAGTTAAATCATCCGGAAGGACCAACTGTTAACTTAGATAAGGTTTCCCACAAGATCACTGAATTAAAATTTCAGGGTAATGATATTGTGGGCAAAGCATCGATACTGAACACCCCTATGGGAGAAGTTGTTAAAGGCTTACTCGATGGCGAAGTTCAATTTGGTGTATCGACTCGTGGTATGGGAAGTTTGAGCCAGCGTAATGGCGTCGCAGTCGTCAATGACGATTATATTCTAAACGCGGTAGATATCGTGCAAGATCCATCCGCTCCTAGCGCTTTTGTTAATGGGATAATGGAAGGGGTTGAATGGGTTTGGAATAACGGCATTATAGAAGCACAAACAATTGAAAGAATGGAGACTGAAATTAAAAAGGCTCCACGCGCTGATCTCTATGAGACACAAGTACGTGAGTTTAAGAATTTCCTCTCGTTATTAAAATCAAAATAAGGAGTCAAATATGACTGATATAAATCAAGAAGATCATGACATTGAACTCCATGAAGACGAGAACGAAGTCATGGAAGCTCACGATCCTAAAAATGCTGAAGCACAGTCAATAGTTGCTGTCGACAAGGCAGGTGAAGCCACTGGTAGCGCTCCAAAGCGTAAAGGTGACAACACTAAACAAGATCCAATGCCAAAAACTAAAGCCGCTTTAATAGCTGGTATGGTTGGCAAAATGCAAGGAATGAATAAAGCAGATTTATCTGCCATGTTTAAAGGCGAAAATTATGTAAGTGATGACGCTGAACTTGCTGAAGAAGAAATTAAACCTGCTGTAAACGTAGAAGTAGATTTCAAAGACGATCTTAAAGCACTTGTTAACGAAGAAGCTACGCTGTCTGATGCATTTAAGCAAAAAGCAGAGACTATTTTCGAAGCTGCAATTAATACAAAAATAAATGTAGAGATTGATAGACTAGAAGAGAAGTACAACGAAGAACTTTCAGAAGAAATTGAAAGTACTAAACAGGAACTTGTGGAAAAAGTAGACAGCTACCTTAATTACGTAGTTGAAGGCTGGATGGAAGAAAACAAGTTAGCAATCCAAAATGGTTTAAGAACTGAAATTGCTGAAGACTTCATGAATAAGTTAAAAGACTTATTTACTGAATCTCACATTCAGGTGCCAGAGGATAAAGTTGACATTGTTGACGAACTCGCAGACAACGTTGATGAGCTTGAGGCAAAACTCAATGAATCAACTGAAAAGTCTATTCACATGGCTGAAGAGTTAGAGCTATATAAAAGGGAGTCTATCATTAGAGAGGCAACTAAAGATTTAGCAGAAACTCAAGTTGAAAAGCTAAAAGATTTAGCAGAAAACGTTGATTTTGATGACGAAGAAACTTTTGCACAAAAAGTATCTCAGTTAAAAGAATCATATTTTGCTAAGACAACTAAAACCCAAGATGAGATTGTTGAAGATGATGATGCTCCACTAGTGGAATCAACAGGTTCAATGGATCAATATCTTAAAGCAATAAAGAAAACTGCAACAAAATAAATAGGGAGTCTTAAATGACACAATCATACGATAGATTGATCGAAAAATGGGCACCAGTACTGAACGAAGAGTCAGCTGGTACTATTGCGGATCATCATAAAAAAGCTGTAACAGCTGCAGTACTTGAGAATCAGGAAATCGCACTTAGAGAAGAAGGAATGATTACAGAAGCAGCTCCAGGAAATGCTACAGGTTCAGTAGCAAATTGGAATCCGGTATTAATTGCACTAGTAAGACGTGCTATGCCTAACTTAATGGCATATGACATCTGTGGTGTACAACCAATGTCAGGGCCAACTGGTCTTATCTTCGCAATGAAGTCAAGATACGGTGGTGGTTCAACATCAAATAGAGAAGCACTATTCAACGAAGCTGAAACTCAGTTTTCAGGCGATAGTGGTGGAACTCATGATTCTGATAACGTATCAGGTCTAAGAGATTCACAAGCTGGTGGAACAGTAGGAACTATTGATGATAATAGACTTACAGCTCTTGCAGCTGGTGGTATGAGTACACAAGAAGCTGAGAAATTAGGTTCTGCTGGAGAATCATCATTCAGAGAAATGGGTTTCACTATTGAGAAAGCAACTGTGACTGCTAAGTCAAGAGCATTAAAAGCTGAATACAGCTTAGAATTAGCTCAAGACCTTAAAGCTATTCATGGTCTAGACGCTGAGACAGAATTGGCAAACATCTTGTCAACAGAAATCTTAGCTGAAATCAATAGAGAAGTTATTAGAACTATTAACTCTCAAGCTAAAACTGGTGCTTTACAATCTAACACAGCTATTAACGGTATCTTTAATATCCAAACAGATGCTGATGGTAGATGGTCAGTTGAAAAGTTCAAAGGACTTGTATTACAAATCGAAAGAGAATGTAATAGAATTGCAATCGAGACACGTAGAGGTAAAGGAAACTTTATCATATGTTCATCTGATGTAGCATCTGCACTTTCTGCAGCTGGTATGTTAGACTATACACCTGCAATGAACACATCATTAAATGTGGACGATACAGGTAATACTTTTGCTGGTACTTTAAACGGTAGAACAAGAGTTTACATCGATCCGTATGCTGCACAAAACTATGTGACAGTTGGATATAAGGGAACTAACCCATACGATGCTGGTCTATTCTATTGCCCATACGTTCCGTTAACAATGGTGCGTGCAGTTGGTGAAGATACATTCCAACCAAAAATTGGTTTTAAAACCAGATATGGAATGGCATCAAACCCATACGTAGGTGCTACACCTGCTGATGGACTAGCAGCTGTTAAGACTAACCAGTACTACAGAATATTTAGAGTTGACAATATTCTAGGTGCTTAGTCTTAGTACTTTAAATTAATATTAGAAGAGGGACGAAAGTCCCTCTTTTTTTCATATAAATACAATTATGGCATTAAC